CAAAAGCTATTTACTGATGCCCCTACACCAGGCACTGGCCGGCGTACTAGCGGAACCAATCCAGAGTTGGACACCACCAGCACCGATGCAAAAGCGGCAGCAGCAGCAAAGCGTGCAGCGGCGGAAGCAAAGCGTGCAGCATCTGAGCAAGAGCGCCTTGAGGATCGCCGCGTCACCCTGACGCAAAAAGCAATCAGCTTGCAGGATCAATTGCGCAACAGCGTTGCTGATGTTGTTGCAGCCTATGAAGGCGTTGGTGCAACGCCCACTGACAAGTTGTTCTTGGAGCGTGATCAAGCAATTACCGAAAACAATCGAAAGATAAAAGAGCTTACCCTTAACGTTGTCGAGCTGGCCCGCGAAGTCAACAAGGCCGGTGGATCGCTGGACATCAAGCCGTTTGAAGACCTGATCAATCAGCTGTCACGGGCCAATGTGGATCTAGCAAATCAAAACTATCTGCAAGGATTGAAAGATCTACTGCCCAGCGTTACCGAATATGACGCCAAGATTGCAGAGGTTGCGCGCGGCAAGACTGAGCTAACCGAACTGGAAAAACTTAATGCTCAGGTGAACCTGTTACAGCTTGACATTCTTGCCCAGACCAATCCGGCATTGGCTGAGCATGTGCGTCTGCTGCGTGATCGTGCTGCCGCACTAGATGCAGCCACGGCAAAGCAAAAGGCTGACAGCGAGTCAATTGGTGCAAACATCCAGCAGCGCCTACAGGATTACTACAACAGTGTGAAGGATCTAGGCGGTGCCATTGGTGACGCTGTTGTTGGTGGCTTGCAGGGACTGGAGGATCAACTCACAGCATTTGTCACCACCGGCAAGGCCAACTTCAAAGAGCTGGCGGTCAGCATTCTTTCGGACCTTGCTCGAATTGCTATTCGCGCTGCAATCATCCAGCCAATTGTCAAGGCACTTGGCGGTTTGTTCCCAGGTTTTCAGTTCGCCGATGGCGGTGTCTTTGCCCAGAACGGCATCCAGAAATTTGCAATGGGTGGCGTGGTAAATCGGCCAACGATCTTTCCTTTTGCTAATGGCACCGGCTTGATGGGTGAGGCTGGTCCAGAGGCCATCATGCCATTGCAGCGTGGCGCTAATGGCAAGCTTGGCGTGATCGCATCAGGTGGTGGCAACACCAGCGTGGTGGTTAACGTGGATGCCAGCGGCAACTCCAACGTTCAAGGTGACCAAGCACAGGCCAAACAATTGGGGGTTGTCGTTTCGGCTGCTGTTCAGGCAGAATTGGTGAAGCAACAACGACCAGGCGGTCTGCTCGCTGGTACTCGACGCTGATGGCAACCTTCACCTATACGCCAAGCTTTACGGCTGACTTAGAAGAGCAGCCAATTATCAGGCGTGTTCGCTTTGGTGATGGCTATGAGCAACGCCTTTCCTATGGTCTGAACACGCAACCTAAGAAATGGTCGCTGCAATTCTCAAACCGCACCGACACTGAACGCGACAACATCTTGACATTTTTGCGTGCGCGTGGTGCTGCTGAATCCTTTGACTGGACAGACCCTACTGGGTATGTTGGCAAATGGATATGCGTTCAATGGAATACAAACATTGTCAGCTGTAATTTCAATAACATCAGCGCCACGTTTGAGCAGGTATTTGAACCATGATTGTTCAAAGCCTTAGCCGTGCCACAATACTGGCATCATCTACTCAACGTTCTGAGCCAACCACATGAGCACCATCGTTACCCGCGCAGGCAAAGGCAGCCCGCTGACCCACAACGAGGTGGATGCCAACTTCACAAACCTTAACACCGATAAAGCTGGGTACATTACTGGCGAGGGTGGCACGGTCACCCAAGCAACCAGCAAGGCAACTGCCGTCACGCTTAACAAGAAGTGCGGCCAAATCACGATGAACGGTGCAGCGCTAGCAGCCGCTACCACGGTGAGCTTCACGCTGACCAACAGCACCATCGCGGCAACAGATCTGTTGGTGCTTAACCACGTCAGTGGTGGCACTGCTGGCTCTTATCTGCTCAACGCTCAAGCAGCGGCTGGATCAGCTTCAATCAACGTTCGCAACATAACTGCTGGTTCTTTGTCAGAAGCAATTGTGATTGGCTTTGCAGTCATCAAAGCTGTTACCGCATAATCAATGAACTACGTTGTAACCGGCTACTGGCTTGCTGGTTATGCAGTTGGCGACAGCACTACTGCGCTGGTCAGTGCTTTACAGGAGATTGCTCCTGGAGCACTGATTGAGTTGTTTCAGCTTGAACTGAACGTAGCGCAGCACGGTGTAGCAGATACATACTACTTTCACCCTGGCACCAATGCCAACGGCTATGGCAACGTTGTGTGGAATGGCCAAGCGTACACCGCGCTACCTGTTGAGGTAGAAGGCTTTGAGTACAGCGGGCAAGGTACGTTGCCGCGTCCTAGGCTGCGCATCAGCAACATTCTTGGCACCATCACAACGTTGATCCTGATCTTGCCGGAAGGGTTGGAAGGCGCAAAGCTGACACGCATCAGAACACTTGGTCGGTTTCTTGATGCAAGCAACTTTGCAGCAGGCAATGCAGGTGCTGACCCTCTAGCAGAGTTTCCACGCGAGATCTACTTTGTAGATCGCAAGTCAGCAGAGAACCGCAGCACAGTTGAGTTTGAACTTGCCAGTGGATTTGACTTGGCTGGCATCAGAGCACCAAAACGGCAGTGCATTACCCGGTGTCAGTGGGTCTACCGCTCGACTGAATGCAGCTACACCGGCACCAACTACTTCAATGCAAGTGATGTAGCAGTTGGTAATGCAAGTGAGGACGTATGCGGAAAGCGGGTTGACAGTTGTAAGGCACGATTTGGTGAGAAGGCAGAATTGCCATTTGGCGGCTACCCAGGCATCGGCACCTACTTCGCATGACCTGGCTTAATGCTGCACTGGAACATGCACAGGCTGAAGACCCACAGGAATCTTGTGGCGTGGTCGTGGTCATCAAAGGGCGCCAACGCTACTGGCCATGCCGCAACCTTGCCACGCATCCCGAGCAGATGTTCATACTGGATCCCGAGGATTATGCCGCTGCTGAAGATGCTGGCGAGATTGCTGCGATTGTTCACAGCCACCCGGTCACACCGGCATCGCCCAGTCAGGCGGACAAAGTGGCAGCAGAAGCCAGCGGATTGCCGTGGCACATCGTCAACCCCAAGACAAAAGCATGGGGCACCTATACGCCATGCGGCTACCGAGCACAACTGATTGGTCGTCAGTGGGTGTGGGCCGTGCAGGACTGCTGGTCGTTAGCACGTGATTGGTACCGCGAGAACGGCATCATGCTGCGTGATTGGGATCGACCACTAGATCCGGCGGACTTCCTTGCTGCACCCATGTTTGACGGCTGCTGGGCTGCAACTGGATTCCGTGAGCTGGAAGAAGAGGAGCACCTCGAACGTGGTGACTTGTTGCTGATGTCAATCAATGCTCCTGGCTTGAACCACTGCGCTGTATACATCGGCGATGGGATGGTGCTGCATCACGTCCAAGGTCGCCTGAGCAGCAGAGACATGTATGGTGGATGGTTGGCTAAAGTAACCGGAAGGAGGTTGCGTCATGCTCCGTAAGATCAAGCTCTACGGGCAGTTGGCCAAGTTTGTTGGCAGGCGTGTGCTTGAAGCAGACGTAGCAACTGCTGCTGAGGCGGTGCGGATGCTGGTGGCCAACTTCCCTGGCCTTGAAAAGCACATGGCCGAGCAGTATTACCGCGTGACGGTCGGCACCTACGATCTTGACCTAGACGAGATCCACGATCCAGCCGGGCAGCAGGACATCAAGATCATGCCGGTGGTTGCTGGTGCTGGTGGTGGCGTGGGGAAGATTTTGATTGGAGTTGCTTTAATTGCAGCGGCAATTGTTTTTGCACCGGCAGCCGCTGGTTTTCTTGGTTTAGGTATGGCGGCTGGTGGAACTGCTTTTACGCTTGGTGCTGCTGCATCTGTGGCAATTGGAAGCATTGGTGCAAGCCTTCTTCTTGGTGGTGTTGCGCAGTTATTAACTCCGGTCCCCAAAAATGCGCAAGGTGGTGGTAGTGATAACGATCCACGCAAAACTTATAACTTCTCCGGCATCCAGCAGACATCCCGGCAAGGTGTGCCCGTACCTTGTGTCTATGGCCTTACGCTGGTCGGCAGCGTGGTGGTATCTGCTGGCACCGACACCGTGCAGGTGAAAGCATGACCATCATTGGCGCAGGTGGTTTTGGTGGTGGTAAAGGTGGTGGCGGCAGTAGCCGCACACCAAGCACTGCACCAGATAGCCTCGACTCAAGGCAGTATGCCAACGTTATTGACCTGATCTCGGAAGGCGAAATCGAAGGTTTGGCAGATGGCTTCAAGTCAATCTTCCTCAATAACACCGTCCTGCAAAATCCAGACGGCAGTTACAACTTCCAAGACGTTGAGATCTACACCCGCAACGGCACCCAGAACCAGACCTTTATTCCACTGACATCTGGCGTTGAAGATGAAAAGCCTGTTGGCTTGACAGTTGTCAAGTTAGTGCCGCAGGTTCGCACCATCACCGACGTTGACGTCGATGCAGTGCGCGTCACCATTGCAATCCCATCACTTCAAAAGATTAACAGCACCAACGGCGACACACTTGGCGCCAGTGTGCAACTACAGATTGCTGTGCAATACCAGGGTGGCGGGTACACTACCAAAGTGGACGACATCATCAGTGGTCGCACAGCAGATGAGTACCGCAAAGATTATCTGATCGAGTTGGTACGACCAAACCCGTCTGACATTGTAGACATCAAGGTCACACGCATCACCGATGACAGTACAGACTCGCTGCTGACCAATGCGTTCAACTGGAGCAGCTACACCGAAATCACCTGGGCAAAACTAACCTACGCCAACAGCGCA